AACTTAATCTTGAAAGGGGGATTATTCCAAGTCCCCACTTTAACACTTGGACTTTAGCACCTTATTATGTGAAAGAATATTATGAACAACACTGACTTTCTCTGGGTGGAATCTTTTCGTCCTCAAAATATTGAGGATTGTATTCTCCCAGAACAAACTAAAAAAACATTCAAGGACTTTGTAGAACGAGGTGAGATTCCTAATCTTCTTCTATCTGGTCCTCCTGGTATCGGCAAGACAACTGTTGCAAAAGCACTCTGTAATGAACTGGGTGCTGACTGCTATGTGATTAACGGTTCTGATGAAGGTCGTTTCCTTGACACGGTTCGCAATCAGGCAAAGAACTTTGCATCTACTGTTTCTTTGACTTCCGATAGTAAGCACAAGGTTATTATCATCGATGAGGCAGACAACACAGGTTCTGACGTTCAACTTCTCCTACGAGCAAATATTGAACAGTTCTACAAGAACTGCAGGTTTATCTTTACTTGCAACTACAAGAACAAGATTATTGAACCACTTCACTCCCGTTGTGCTGTAGTTGATTTCTCCATTAAAGGGAAAGAGAAGGCATCTCTTGCTGCCAAGTTCTTCAAACGACTTCAGGGAATCCTGGAGCAGAATGGTGTTGAATATGATACTAAGGTTATTGTAGAACTGATTAATAAGCACTTCCCCGATTTTAGGCGTGTCTTGAATGAATGCCAGAGGTATTCTATTGGTGGAAAGATTGACTCTGGTATTCTTGCAACTTTCTCCGATGTTTCTGTAAATGAGTTGATCAAGAATATGAAGACAAAGAACTTTACTGAAGTTCGTAAATGGGTTGTATCTAACCTAGATAATGATGCTTCACAACTTCTTCGTAGGGTTTATGATGCTTGCTACACCAATCTAGAACCTCAGTCAATTCCTGCTGCTGTTCTTGTGATTGCTAAGTATCAGTATCAGATTTGTTTTGTGGCTGATCAAGAGATAAATCTTCTTGCTGCTCTTACTGAAATAATGTGTGAATGCGAGTTTAAGTAATACAAAGTTGCTTTTATATAAATAAATATAGCAAATGCTAGTTGGTATTATGGTAGAGAAGGGAGCAAAATGGTGGAATGATGGAAAAGTAAATAAAAGGTCAGTTCAAAAACCTGGAGATAATTTTGTTCTTGGTAGAATTTCTTATCCAAGAAGTCCTTTGAGCGAAAAGACTAAAGAAAAAATTAAAAAATCTAATACTGGTAAAGAACCTTGGAATAAAGGAAAAACCGATATTTATTCTGAAGAAACCCTAAAAAAAATGAGAAAGGCAAAAGAAGATTATGTTCCTTGGAACAAAGGAATTGGAGGAATAACTCCTTGGAATAAAGGTCTTACTGCTATTGAGGATGATCGAGTTAAATCTTACCAACAAAAACAAAGAGGTCAAATAAGGCAGGGAAACTACCCAAAAGGAGAAAGTCATCCACAATATAAAGAAGATACTTCAGAATATAAAAAATATAGACAAAAGGTAAATTTATTAACTGAAAAAAATTATGTGAAATTTAAAAATGTTGTTAATCCCGAAAATAAACCAAGAACACTATGCGGAGTTGATGGTGGATATCAACTAGATCACATATATCCAGTGTATGAAGGATTTGTTAATAATATTCCACCAGAAGAAATTGCTAAAGTGGAAAATTTGAGAGTTATTCCTTGGAAGGAAAATTTAATTAAAAAGAATAAAATTTTATAATGTAAATGGTGAATCTAATGACTACAGATAGAAAAGAATATAAAAGGCAATATTATTTAAAAAATAGAGAAAGATATCTTCAAAGGGGAAAAACTGAAGAAGTATTGGAAAAAAACAGAAAAAGAGCACAATTAAAAACCCTAAAACTAAGAGAAGAAAATTTAAAATTAAATCTACAATTCATTAAAGATAATGGATTAATTGAACATCCAAATTTTCCAGGTTATTATGGTACAATAGATGGAAAAGTTTTTAGTGATAAAGGAAAATTTAATTCATTAAGAGAATTAAAACCAGTTTTGCAAAAATGTAATAATGGTTATTACTGTTTAGATCTTAGTGTAGATAAAAAAAAGAAACAAATCTTATTGCACAGATTTATAGCACAAATTTTCATTCCAAATCCAAATAATTATCCTGAAATCAATCACATAGATGAAAATAAAAGTAATAATGCTATAGAAAATCTAGAATGGTGCGATAGAAAATATAATGCTAATTATTCATTATCTAAAAAGTATATAATTGAAAATATTAAGACTGGTGAAAAGGTGGTAATAGAAAATCTTAGACAGTGGTGCTTTGAGAAAAATATAGATTATCAATATGCTATTCAAATTGCTAATCATAAAAATAAAAATAGAACATTAAAAAATAAAACTTATAAAATTTATCATGAATCCAATTAACCTCTTAGCAGCACTGACAGAAATTATGTGTGAATGTGAGTTTAAGTAATTATGGAATTAAAAGATTGGCTTAATTCCATCAGTTTTACTAAAGAAAATTTGATGGAAGATGAAACTATCATAAAAGAATATCCACCTTATATTATTAATAAATGTTTATCCTCACATATTGATTGCATTCTATTTGCTAATGAAATGAATATGTCTCATTTCTTACCAAAAAAGATGCAATATGATTTTTATCTAAATACTCTTAGGAAGAAAAAGAGATTTTCTCCTTGGGTAAAAAAAGATAAAATCAAAGATTTAGAATGTATTAAACAATATTATGGTTATAGTAATGAAAAAGCATTACAAGCTTTGAAAATCCTAAATAATAAACAGATAGAATTTATAAAACAAAAACTTGAAAAAGGTGGTAAAAAATGAACAGTCAAACAATTGAACCGCAAGTTAACTGGACACCTGAAATGATGGTGGAAGTTACTCTTAGTGAACCTGACGATTTTCTTAAGGTCCGAGAAACTCTAACAAGAATTGGAGTTGCCTCACGCAAGGAGAAAAAACTCTATCAAAGTGCTCATATTCTCCATAAGCAGGGTAGATACTACATTACTCACTTTAAAGAACTATTTGCATTGGATGGTAAGCACGCGAATCTTACTGTAAATGATGTTCAACGTAGGAATCGCATTATTCATTTACTTTCAGATTGGGGACTTATTGATGTTGTGGATTCTGAAAAAATCTCTGATATTGCTCCATTAAATCAAATCAAAGTAATCGCATATAAAGATAAAGGTGAATGGGAACTAGAACAAAAGTATAATATTGGTAAAAAAGTAAGAGTAGAGCAATCCGAATGATTTTATAGGGAGTTCCACACTCCCTTTTTTATTGTTCTTTAATATATAAAATATCAGATGCTTAATGGTCTGATATTCTATACTCGCTTACAAGGAGAACAATGACAAGTCTTACTACCTGGAAACTAAACACGCCCGACCTTCAACTTCTATTTGATAAAATTCAAAAATTTGGTCTTGGATACGATGATTATTTCTTTGATAGGTTTTACAATCTTCACGAAACTACATCAAATTATCCCATATACAATTATATCAAACTAGATAATGTAACAGCAAAACTTGAAATCGCACTTGCTGGGTTCAAAAAGAAGGAAGTTAATGTCTACACACAAGATGGTAAACTCTTTGTCGAAGGTAAAAAAGAAGATAAAGAGACGGGAACTACTTATGTTCACAAAGGTTTGGCTCAACGGAGTTTTACACGAGTCTGGACAATCTCTGAAGACACGGAAGTTAGATCAGTTGATTTTGAGGATGGGCTTTTGACTGTGGTATTTGGTAGAGTAGTTCCTCTTGAGAAACATAAGAGGAAAGATTGGTTCTAAATAGTTTGGGCTACTCTTAAATATCGTCGGCAAATGTAAGAGGGGGGTTCCTGGCAAAATCCAGGTTGACACCCCTCTTTCTTTTTGTTATAATTTTGCTATGGTACTGGAGGAGTATGAACGTAAAATTAATTTTATTGAGGACGGGGCAAACCATTATTGCTGACGTTTTAGAAATGGTTTCCCCAGATACAGAAAAATTTATTGGTTATTTTTTCAATAATCCTTGTGGAATTTCTTTGGATTCTATAAATCCTGAAGAAGATCCAGATTCTAAAGTTAAAATGTCAATTCGATTGATTGATTGGATTCCATTATCTAAAGATAAAAAAATCCCAATATGTCCTGACTATGTGATTTCACTTATGGAACCAGTTGATTCTCTAAGAGATATTTTTATAAAAACTCATTCAAAATAAAATGGAAAAAAATATAGTTATCATCTGTTTAAATAATACAACTTTACTTATTTCTGACGTACAACAAACGGTATCAGAACTTGGGGAACCAGACCTTATTTTGAATGATCCATATTTAATTAATCAAGATGGGACTATTTCTCCTTGGCTTCAAGACTATAGTTCAGGAAATACATTCAAAATACATTCTGATAAAGTTATCACAATGTTTGAATCAAAACAAATTCTATTGGAAAAATACCTAAACATTACAAAATGAGATTTTATACAAACGTCCAAATGATCGGGAATCAATTTCTTGTTCGTGGATATGATAATGGGGAGCACGTAATGTTCAAAGAAGAGTACTCCCCTACTCTTTTTGTGCCCTCAAAAAAGAAAACTAAATACAAAACTCTTGAAGGAAACTATGTCGAAGCAGTTCAACCCGGTCTTGTGCGTGATTGTAGAGATTTCATTAAAAAATATGAAAATGTAGATGGGTTTAAAATCTTTGGCAATGATAGATATATCTACCAATACATTTCAGAAATGTATCCTGAAGATGAAATCAAGTTTGATATTAATAAAATCAAACTCGTAACTCTTGATATTGAGGTTGCATCAGAAAATGGATTCCCAGATGTAGAGTCTGCTGCGGAAGAAGTACTTCTTATTACTATTCAGGATTATTCTACAAAACAAATTCGTACTTGGGGATTAGGTCCATTTGAGAATAAGCAAAAGAATGTAATTTATCGTTCATTCAAATCAGAATTTGATTTATTAAATAATTTTATTTACTGGTGGATGGATGAGAAAAACATTCCTGAAGTAATCACTGGATGGAATAGTGAACTTTATGACATTCCATACCTTGTTCGTAGAATGGATAAGGTTCTTGGGGAAAAACTAATGAGAAGAATTTCGCCTTGGGGCCTTGTAACTGAGAGAGAAGTATTTGTTGCTGGTAGAAATCAAATTGCATATGATATTGGTGGAATCACTCAACTTGATTATCTAAATCTCTATAAGAAGTTTACTTATAAGGCACAAGAATCTTATCGTCTTGACTACATTGCTTCTGTTGAACTTGGTTCTCAAAAACTAGACCACTCCGAGTTTGACACTTTTAAAGACTTCTATACCAAGGGTTGGCAAAAGTTTGTTGAGTACAACATCGTTGACGTAGAACTTGTTGACCGTCTGGAAGACAAGATGAAACTGATTGAACTTGCAATCACGATGGCATACGATGCAAAAGTAAACTATGCTGATGTGTTCTTTCAGGTTCGTATGTGGGATAACATTATTTACAACTATCTTAAAAAGAGAAATGTTGTGATTCCTCCAAAAGAACAAACTTATAAAAATGATAAGTATGCAGGTGCTTATGTAAAAGAACCTATTCCAGGGGTTTATGATTGGATTGTTAACTTTGACCTTAACTCTCTATATCCTCACCTGATTATGCAATCAAACATTAGTCCTGAAACTCTTCTTGATGAGCGGTGTCCTAATGTTTCTGTGGATAAAATCTTAAATCAGCAAGTATCCTTTGAAATGTATAAGGATTATGCAGTATGCCCTAACGGCGCAATGTTCCGTAAGGACTTTCGTGGAATCCTCCCAGAACTAATGGAGAAGATGTATAATGAACGAGTCATCTTCAAAAAGAAAATGCTTAAAGCAAAGCAGCAGTATGAGAAGACTCCTACTAAAGAACTGGAAAAGGAAATCGCCAGATGTAACAACATTCAAATGGCGAAGAAGATTTCTCTTAACTCTGCTTATGGTGCTATTGGTAATCAGTACTTCAGGTATTACAAATTAGCAAATGCTGAGGCAATCACTCTTTCAGGACAAGTCGCAATTCGTTGGATTGAGGCAAAACTGAATGAATATATGAATAAAATTCTTAAAACAACGGATGTAGATTATGTTATTGCTTCTGATACTGATTCTATCTATCTCCATATGGGTCCTTTGGTTGACCGTATATACGAAGGGAGAGAGAAAACTACTGAGAGCATTGTCAACTTCCTTGATAAGGTCGCTAAAATGGAACTTGAAAAGTATATTGAAAGTTCTTACCAAGAATTGGCCGACTACCTAAATTCTTATGAGCAGAAGATGCAGATGAAACGGGAGAACATTGCTGACCGTGGAATCTGGACTGCTAAGAAACGATACATTATGAATGTGTGGGATAGTGAAGGAGTTCGTTACTCTGAACCTAAACTCAAGATTATGGGTATTGAGGCAGTAAAATCTTCTACTCCAGCACCTTGTCGTAAAATGATTAAGGATGCCCTCAAGATTATGATGAACGGTAGTGAAGATGAGGTTATTGACTTTATTGAGAAATGTAGGTCTGATTTTAGAAAACTACCTGCAGAATCTGTTGCTTTCCCACGAACAGCATCAGATGTAAAGAAATATCAATCATCTTCTGACATTTATGTGAAAGGAACTCCTATTCACGTTCGTGGGGCACTTCTTTTTAATCACCACATTAAAGAGAAGAAACTTACAAATAAATATTCACTTATTAATAATGGTGAAAAAATTAAGTTCATTTACTTGAAAAAACCCAATCCCATTTACGAGAATATTATCTCATTCATTCAGGATTTTCCTAAAGAACTTGGACTTGATAGATACATTGACTATGACTTACAATTTGAAAAAAGCTTCCTAGAACCACTAAAATCAATTCTTGATGCTATTGGTTGGAAGGTCGAAAAAACTACAACACTAGATTCTTTCTTTTCATAACATATGGACTTCTTAAAAGATATTGTAAAAGAGATTGGTAACGAATACGTCCAACTCGCATCTGAGATAGATGAAACAGAAAATTTCGTTGACACAGGTTCTTACATTTTTAATGCCCTTGTTTCGGGGAGTATTTTTGGTGGGGTTTCTGGCAATAAAATCACTGCAATTGCTGGTGAGTCTTCTACAGGAAAGACCTTTTTCAGTCTTGCTGTGGTTAAAAATTTTCTTGACAATAACCCTGATGGATATTGCTTATACTTTGATACTGAAGCAGCAATTACTAAATCACTTCTAGAAAGTCGTGGTGTAGATACCTCACGTCTTATTGTTGTGAATGTAGTAACTGTGGAAGATTTCCGTGGGAAGGCACTTAAGGCAGTAGATATATATCTTAAGAAACCCGTTGAAGAACGAAAACCTTGTATGTTCGTGCTAGACTCTTTGGGAATGCTTTCAACTGAGAAGGAGATTACTGACGCACTTAACGACAAGCAAGTTCGTGATATGACCAAATCTCAACTGGTCAAGGGTGCTTTTAGAATGCTTACTTTGAAGTTGGGGCAAGCAAATATTCCAATGATTGTGACCAATCACACTTATGATGTTATCGGTTCCTATGTTCCCACTAAGGAAATGGGTGGGGGTAGTGGTCTTAAGTATGCTGCTTCTACCATCATTTATCTCTCAAAGAAAAAGGAGAAGGATGGAACAGAAATCGTTGGAAACATTATCAAGGCAAAGACTGCTAAGTCGCGTTTAAGCAAGGAGAACAAAGATGTGGAAGTACGTCTCTACTATGATGAAAGAGGATTGGACCGATATTATGGGCTCTTGGAACTTGGTGAACTTGGAGGACTTTGGAAGAACGTTGCGGGGAGGTATGAAATGGATGGGAAGAAGATTTATGGAAAAACAATTCTTGCAAATCCCGAAGAATACTTCACCGAAGAAGTAATGCAAAAACTTGATGAAATTGCAAAGAAAGAATTCAGATATGGCAATTGAACTTAATGATTTAATTTGTGTATATGATGAAGTTTTATCTAGAGAATCTTGTGATAAGTTAATTAACTTTTTTGAAATCTCAGCAGATAAACAAGAAAAAATTGAAAATGATGCCAAACCAAACTTTACTCAAGTAAATTTAACTGAACACTGCAAAATATCTGATGATATTGATAAATTGCATACTATGCTAATATCATCAGTATTTGCATACAAAAAAAAGTATTATGAACTTGTTGATTCTAGATGTTTTCCAGAAAAACATAACTTTGAGCAATTCCGAATAAAAAAATACGATACTAGTGGGGAACAAAGATTTGATACTCATGTAGATGTTCAAGATTATTCCACTGCTAGAAGATTTTTATCATTTCTTTTTTATTTAAATGATGTTGATTCTGGTGGGGAAACCTTGTTTGAGGGGATGACAATCCAACCAAGACGTGGTAGATTATTGGTCTTCCCACCTCTTTGGATGTATCCCCATAAAGGATGTGCTCCCATTAGTAATGAGAAGTACATTATAAGTACATATTTGCATTTTAAATAAATGGAGAAAATTGAGTTCTTGATTCTGAGGAGTTTATTTTATAATGAAGATTACTTAAAAAAGGTACTCCCCTTTATTAAGTCAGAATATTTCACTGATAATGACCAAAAGATTATTTTTCAAGAAATTAATTCTTTTGTAAATAAGTATCATAAATCCCCAACAAAAGAATCTATCAGTATTGAAATTGAGAATCGTTCTGATATTACTGAAGATCAATATAAGAAACTCAATCATTTTATTGAATCAATTGAAGATGTTCCTTCAGAGTTTTCTTGGTTGATTGATACTACTGAAAAATGGTGTCGTGATAGAGCAATCTATCTTGCATTGATGGAGTCAATCCAAATTGCTGATGGTAATGATGAAAAGAAAGGTAGGGATGCTATTCCCCATATTCTTTCTGAAGCATTGGCAGTTTCATTTGATAATCATGTAGGTCATGACTACATTGAAGATTATGAAGACCGATATGAAAAACTTCATAGAAAAGAAAATAAAATTGAGTTTGACCTTGAGAATTTTAATAAAATTACTAAAGGTGGATTACCAAATAAAACTCTTAATGTTGCTCTTGCAGGAACTGGAGTTGGAAAAAGTCTCTTTATGTGTCACGTAGCAGCATCAGTTCTACTTCAAAGTAAAAATGTTTTATATATTACTTTGGAAATGGCAGAAGAAAAAATTGCTGAACGAATTGACGCAAACCTACTGAACGTAAATATTCAAGACCTCTTTAGTCTATCTAAAAATACATTTGAAAGTAAAGTAAAGAACCTCGCAAAGAAAACACAAGGTTCTCTTATTATCAAAGAATATCCAACTGCATCTGCTCACAGTGGACACTTTAAGGCACTTCTTAATGAACTTGCACTTAAGAAGTCATTTAGACCTGATATTATTTTTATCGACTACCTTAATATTTGTGCTTCCTCTAGGTATAGGGGAAACAGCAATATTAATTCTTATTCATATATCAAGGCAATTGCTGAGGAACTTCGCGGTCTGGCAGTGGAATTCGATGTTCCCATTGTCAGTGCTACCCAGACTACTCGCAGTGGTTTTGGTTCTTCTGATGTTGAACTTACTGATACTAGTGAGTCCTTTGGTCTCCCTGCTACTGCTGATTTTATGTTTGCCCTTATTAGCACTGAAGAGTTGGAAGAACTTGGGCAGATTATGGTAAAACAACTTAAGAATCGTTATAATGACCCAACAATCTATAAACGATTTGTTCTGGGAATTGACCGTGCAAAGATGCGTCTTTATGATTGCGAACAATCCGCACAAAAAGACCTACTTGACAACGGAGACGATACGGGGTATGATGATGAAGAACAACCCCAATCATTCAAAAAGAAATTCGGAGGATTTAAATTTTAATGGAAACTGTAAAGCACGTTGATTTTGATAAGTATGCTGAATTCGTAGATGCTGTAACTTCTGATGCATCTAAAGAATTTCTTGCCCTTTCCGAACGACTGGTGGCACTTGATGAGAAGGGTGCAAACATTGAACGACTTCTCACTGCTGCTGTTGGTATTAATGCTGAAGGTGGTGAGTTTATGGAGATTGTAAAGAAAATGGTGTTCCAGGGGAAACCATATAATGAAGATAATCGTGAGCACCTGATTATCG